TAGCATTACCACCTGTTGTAGATGCAGGCATTGTTAAACTAGCATTACCAGATAAAGTTCCTATAACTTTAATATAAAGGTGTTTACCATCCGCGGTCGCCGATCCATCAGATAAATCTAATGTAGTATTGCCTGTGCTTAAAGTTACCTCTACATAACCTGATGCTGCTGTTTGTAATAATTGTAAATTAGTATTTGTAATAGATCCCCATAGACCAGCTTTTTCTCCTGTTGCTACGAGTTCTAATGATAAATCTGTTGAAAATGTTGATGCCATATTAGTACGGTTTTATTGGTGTCCAAACCATTGTTGCTCCTGGTATTATATCGTTCCACGTAATAACCCCTGGTTCTACTGTATCTAGTGTTAGACCTGAACCTGTAGGTAATACATTTGCGTCAGCAGTTATTGTAACATTTCCTGTAGCCAAGGTCAATGCGTTTCCAGAAGGTGTTACGTTGGTATCTATATTAACTGTAAATGCACCTATACCTAAAGATACAGCATTTCCCGTAACTGTGTGATTAGCATCAGCAGTAATAGTTAAAGTACCTGTGCCTAAAGATACTGCATTTGGTGTTAAATTTTCTGTGACTGCATCAGCAATAATACCTACACTGCCTATTGTAATAGCTAATGAATTTTTAGATACTACTACATTTACATCTGAATCAGGTCCTGATGTAGCGAATGGTAATGCTGATATTGCGTCAAATCCTAAACTCATAAATAATCCTTAAAAGGAGGCAGTAGGTATGTGGTGGTGTACTGCCCCCATCTAAAGATTATATCATCGTTTAAACCAAGAAGGAAGACCTAAATGTAGACGCTTGTCGAACATATTATCCTTTGCTCCTGGGGTCTTACGATTGTTATAATGCAGAAAAACTTGTACACATTCTTTGCCTTTGAATTTATTTCGCCAATGTTCTAGCTCACAACCAGAATAAACTAACATATCTCCTGGTTTTAAATCTATTTTAACTCCATTATTTGGATTTTTTATTAATCTTTTAGATTCTTCAAATTGTTCACTCACACCTGGTTTAACACTTGATTGTCCAGTAGGATCTAAATAAATAGGCCAATCATCACCACCAAGATTCATAGTCGTAGATATCTCACAGCTAAATCTATCTTTATGTCTTTTTAAAATATCACCTTTTTTATAAATTCTAGCATATGTATATGCAGGATATAATTTAAGTCCTGTTGCTTCTTCCATTTTAGGTTGGCATTTTAACATTAAAGTTTCCATAGCGATATCTGCGTAATGAGAATAAGTATTCGGTATCTGTCCTTTTATTGGATCTTCATAATATCCTAATATATTTTCAAATGGTGAAAAGTATTTATGTTGTTGACAAGTATCGTGCACTTGTTTTTTCATTAAAAAATAATTTGCAACAAACGCAGCTAAATCTTTTGATATTGCTTGACGGATAACTGTATACTTTTTCTTTTTAAACATCTTTAGCCATCTCTTTTGGCACTGCTTGTATATTCCAATGTATAAATCTAAAAGGCTCTTTACCAAAATCTACACTAAACTCGTGTTCTAAAAATCCTGGAAAAATAATTAATGTACCTGGTGTAGGTTTAAAGTTTATAAGTTCTTCACCAGGCCACACACCTTTTCTATCTGGTTTCATTTTTAATTTTGTAGCACGTGCACCAGTTCTCGGTTCGTGAAATACAGGATAAGAAGTTTTATCACTACACTTTAAAAAGTAAAATCCCGATACGTGTTGATTCCAATGTACGTGTGCTGAATGATGACCACCACCTTTTTTAGCAAACTCTTGTACCCACATCTCACTAAACATAGTTGTGTATTGTTGCATATCAAAACCTTGATGATCTAAATACTCCCAAGATTTTTGACCAATGTAATTTCTAAAATCTAAAAAGTCATTGTCTGCTGTAAGTGGTGTTGAGTGATATGATCTTCCAAAATCACCGTATTCTTTTATAAATTTTTTTTCTCTTGTTCTTGCATCTTTAATATATTTGTTAGATGCTTTAGTTAAAGATTTTACAAACTCTGGTTTTTGTTCTGACCAAATAGTTGTGTTAAAGTAATTATTTATATACATTATTTAAATGGCTTTCCTAAATGCCAGACAACAAGACTGTATCTTGTGCCGGCGGTTACCGGTTTAACTCTATGCCACACAAATGAAGGAAATACAATGATAGAACCTTTAGGTAATATCTCTTTACATTGCACTCTATGTTTCGATTCATCTCGCATATGTGGATCATAGTTTCTAAAATCAAATTCTAATTCACCACCTTTATATTCTGAACCATCTGTTAATTGACAAGTCATAGATAGTTTTCGAATTCTTCCGTGTTCTGGATTGTTTGGATCTTTCCTGTCGTAAGGTTTATCCCAACTATCACAGTGCCAATCATAATATTGATTGTGTTTATATTTTGTAAATTGACACGATTCAGATCTTTCCCAATCAAAATTCCAACCAGCATTTTTATTAGCCATATGAACGTATGGATGTAATTCTTTATATATCCAAGTATCATTAAGCCAAACTAAATCTGACTTTCTTTTTCTTTGCATATTTTTAACTTGGTCTTTGTCTAATTTTTTATCACCATAGCCACCTGTTCTAGCCATTACTTCTTCTTGTGAATTTGCATATTCTATAACATCATCACAAAATTTTGGTGTAAGAACACCACTAAAATACCAATAGTAATTAGATATATTCATAAGTTATTGTTTGTACAAAATTTAATGAATCTTTTTGATTGTTAGTTAGATAATACATATTAGTTGATGGAAACATAATGAACATATTATTTTTAAGTTCTATGTCCCAACTTCTTCCTTTACGTCTGTTATCTTCAAAGTGTATTCGAACATTACAATCTTTAACTTTTACACCATAAAGTAATGTATAATCTGGTGAGTTACGTAAATCTACTGGATCTATATTTAATAATGGAATTGTAGTTTCGCTAGGTTTATAGATGTTACCCCACGTTTCTTTGTTAATTAAATTAACACCATACTCAAGACCAACGTGATCTCGCATATATGTATTCAACATATCCCAAGTTCGTGAGAATGGAAAATCTTTGTTTTGAATTACTGATTGTAAAATATCACCTGATAACTTATCTCGGTCAATGTCCCAATCTTTAGGCATCGCCACATCACCGTAATATAATGCTTGTTCTGTTAAAACTTTCTTCTGCATACCACCACCATTTTTAATTTATGCTTTGCTATCTGTCAAGTCCCAAGACTGTCCTGATTCATTCCAAACATAATGCCACCAGTGAGTATCCGCTGTATTTTGTGATTCTTGTTCAGCTGTTAATGCAGGAGCATCGCCGATTGGTGATTTCCAAGAAGCTGATTCAATATGTTTTACCCAAGATGCATATGGTTTTTTAGGCCAAAAAATTTGATCATCTTCGTCCCAAGTATAACCTATACCTGCATAATTACCTCTAAAAGGTGTACCACCATCTTTGTGTATACCACCTGATGTATTGTAAGATGTTTGAATCCACATTTGTGCAGGCCAATTATTGTGTGTTTCTAAATATTGTTGACCTACTGATTCATCTTCAACACCATCAGCGTTAAGCATATCAGAATTATTCAAAGTTAATACTTGAATAACTTTTCCGTTAGCTCCTAGTTTTGCAAAATGTGCCATAATGTTTCTCCTTATATATTAATTTTAAATACTAGTAAATACATATTAATTTTGAAATTTGTATCTAATAATAACAATTCCTGAACTACCAGTTCCACCACCACCAGGACCAAAGTTATTTCCAGTTCCACCACCGCCACTACCAGAATTTGCTGTAGGTGATGGATTTCCACCAACTCCTGCATTTCCTGCTGGACCACCACCGCCTGTTCCACCACTGCCGCCACCACCACTTGGTGTTCCACCACCGCCGCCACCACCAGCTCTTGTAACATTAGATCCTGTTATTGCATTTGGTGCTCCATCTCCTCCATCCTGTGCACAACCTGCTTGACCTGCACCTCCACCACCTGAACCTCTATTACCAGGAGCAGCAGATGCACTTGGATTTCCTTGTGGAGGACTAACTGGAGGTGTATTACCTGCAGATGCACTTGGACCTTGTTTAGGTCCTCCACCAGAGCCACCGGCCGATCCGTTTGTACCACAACCACCAGAACCGCCACCACCGGCAGCAGATGAAATTCCTAAAGCACTTGATCCACCACCAGCACCACCTACTGTTATTGGAAAACTTGTTGCTGTAACTGTTATTCCTGCTGGCGCTGCTAAAGGAGGACCCGAATATGTGCACGCTGAAGTTCTAAAACCTCCAGCACCTCCACCGCCTCCACCTTGTGGATCTCCAGACGATCCGCCTGCTCCATTACCACCACCACCTATTACTAAATAGTCTACTACATTATTTACTGGGTTACTTGCTAATCCTGAAACAGCAAAAGTTCCAGGTCCTGTAAAAGTTCTAATTTCAAAATCTCCATCTTGACTTGGAGTTCCACCTGTTGCTGTAATATATGTAGTTCCTGTTATATTACTTGTTGAATCAATAACATTTTTCCAACCTTCAGTATCATCTACATATACAAAATATGCAGATTGTCCTTCAGTAGTTAAAGTTACGTCTGCATTAACTCCACCTATTTTTTGTGAACCATTTGGAGAAATGGTTAAACCATTTGTTTGAAATGTATTTGTATAATCTGCAACTGCAAAAGAATTACCAGCAGTTCCTGCTGGAAGATTTATTGTAAAAGCGCTACTTGATGTATCGCAAAAATATCCTTCTCCAGCTGTTGCAGTAAATGTTGCTGTTTTTTTGGTTGTTACCCAAGACACTTCACCTGTAGAACCAAAACCTGATGCAGTACCAGAGTTTGTTATTGATACACCAGCAGGAATTGTGAATGTATCTCCACTATCTCCTAATGTTGTTGTACCACACGCTACTCTTGGACTAATTTTATTTACTTTTATTTCACTCATAATTTACCTATTGAAACTTGTACCTTATCACAACTATACCAGATCCACCAGCTCCACCAGTCGTACAGCCACCACCAGCACCACCACCAGCACCTCTGTTGGTAGTACCCGCAACTCCAGTTCCTGCACCTCCACCGCCAGTGCCTCCAGCTCCTCCGCCTGGATAACAAGATGGACTACAGTAATTAGCTCCACCTCCGCCACCAGCATAAGCCACTGGACTTGCTGTAATATTAGTTGTTGCTCCATCTCCACCTGTACCAAAACCTCCGCAAGTTGCATTTGTTCCTGGATCAGTAGCACCACCGCCACCTCCGCCACCACCATTATTGCTTTTTTGGTCTCCTTTTCCACCATCAGTCCCTTGTGCAGGACTTACTGGAGGAGTATTACCACTTCCACCTGGAACACCACCACCAGCAACACAAGTAGGTGAACCACCTCCTCCACCACCAGAACCTCCGGCTGAACTAGCTCTAGTTGGAAAATTAGATGCAGATGTAAAACTTAAACCTCTTCCACCACCTGCAGATACTATTGATGAAAAAATTGAATCTGATCCTGGAGTTCCAGGGTTATTATTTGGTGATCCACCAGTAGGTCCACCAGCTCCACCAGCTCCAACTGTTATTGGAAATGAACCTTTAGATACTAGAAGACCTGTTGTAGATGCAGTAGGAGAAGCAGTGTACGAACAGTTTGCACTTTTTGATTCTCTGTAACCTCCAGCACCACCTCCGGCACCGTGTTGCCTAGAACCTCCACCACCTGCACCAGCTAAAACTAAATAAGAAACTTTAGCTACGGGTCCTTGCGCACAGCTAGTTACTTCAAAAGTACCTGGGCCTGTAAATGTATGAATTTTAAAATCTCCAGAAGTTGTTATTGTGCCACCTGTTGCTGCTACAAATGTATTTGTAGCACTAGTTGTGTTATTTGCTTCATCTGTTAATAACCAACCTTTTGTAGCATCTGCATAAATAAAAGTTATAAAAGCACCATCTGAAATAAATTCAGGATTAAAACTAGTACCTCCACCTATTGGAGATCCATTTCTATTTACTGTCAAAGCGTTAGTACCAAATTTATATGCGTAGTCTTTTACACTAACAATATCACCGGCTGATGGTGAGGCTGGTAATGTCATTGTAATAGCCCCACTTGTAGTGTTGACAAAGTAACCATCACCCGAGCTAGCTGTAAAATCTCCTGTTTTAATTGTAGTTTCCCAATCAACAGTTCCTGTTCTACCAAATCCTGTTTGTGATGCACCTGATGCTAATGCAATCGTATCACCACTAGCGCCAATAGTAATAGTATTACTATTCTCGTTAATGATGTTTGCACCGCATTGGTTTTGTATGTTGTTTACTTTAATTGTACTTGTCATAATTTACCTATTGAAACTTATATCTTATTACTACTATACCTGAACCTCCATTTGCGCTTCCATCCATACCTTGACCTCCACCACCACCTCCTCCACCAGTGTTGGTTGTACCATTAGTTCCTGCATTTGCAGCTGGTCCTGGTCCTGCTCCTGGAGCTCCACCTCCGGCACCTCCACCATCTGTGGCTGTTCCTCCAGCTCCACACCCTGGTTGACCTACTCCACCTCCACCACCACCAGCTCTACCAACTGGAGTTCCTGTAATGCTAGAAGTTGCACCAGCTCCACCTGCTTTACCAGCAACTGGTGAGGGATTTGTCATTCCTGTTCCTGCAGCTGTGGCTCCACCACCACCAGCACCACCTACGGGAACATCTCCTCCAGGAGGATTAGTTCCCGTTCCACCAGGATTTCCTTGAGGTGGACTAACAGGGGGTGTATTTCCTGTTCCACCAGTTGTTGTTGATTGACATCTGTATTGACCTGCACCACCTCCAGATCCACCTGGAGCTCCAGCTCCATTTTGAGCAACGGGAGAACTAAAGCTTCCACATATACCACCTCCACCACCACCTGCTGATGATATTGTTGAAAAAGATGAAGTTCCTCCACTACCACCTTGTCCTCCTGGTCCAGGACCTGGTGGAGATAAACCTGCACCCCCTGCACCTATTACAATTGGATAACCTTGTGCTGAAACTGGTAAATTAAATGTTGGTCCTGAAGTTGCATTTAATGGACTAGCTGTATAACTATCTGTTGATGCTTTTGATTCTCTATAACCTCCTGCTCCACCACCACCGCTATTATCCCAAGTGCTTCCACCACCACCAGCGATTACCATATAAGAAACTGTATTTGATCCTCCTGAGTTTCCTACTGAACAAACTGTAAAAGTGCCTGGGCCTGTAAATGTATGAATTTTAAAATCACCAGAAGTTGTTATTGTACCACCCGATGCTGAAATATATTGAGGAGATATTAAATCACTTTTTTGTCCAGATTCAACAACCAACCATCCTTTTGTTGCATCTGCATAAACTATAGTAACAGCAATTCCCTCAACAACCATATTAACATTTTCTGCAGCACCATCTATATTTGAACCATTTCTTGCTAGTGTAATAGCATTTGTGTCTGCTGTGTTTGCATAATCTTTTATAGATACTATTGCACCTGCACTTGGAGATGAAGGGAGCGTTACTGTAATTGCTCCGCTAGTTGTATTTACAAAATATCCTTCACCTGATGTTGCTGTAAAATCTCCTGTTTTAATAGATGTTTGCCAATCAACAGTCCCTGTTCTACCAAAACCTGTTTGAGTAGCGCCAGCACCTAAAGTTACAGCCGTGCCTGATCCACCTAAAGTTAAGGTTGAACCACTTTGTTTGTCTATTGCATCTACTTCTATCTTTGACATTATACTATTACTAAAGTCCCTGTTACTGTTATTGTTGCAGGAATAGTGATAGGTCCAGCTAGAACTGCACTTTCAATTGTTTGCGTACCATCAATGGTTTGCGCTTGATTTTTTATAAATTCATCAGGGGCTGTTCCGCCTCCGATGTATTGGATTCCATTTACTATTGCCGTCATAATTACTCCTACGTACTTATTTCGTCGATAAATGATGTAACAATATCTAAAGATGAAGCGGTATTGCTTTGAGCTTTAAGTACGTCACCATTTGCCAACACAATTTTTGCACCACCTTGAATTAGTTCGATTGCAGAGTTTGGTGGAACGCTTACATTCTTTGCAAGAAAGTGATCGTTTCCACTATTTACAATCTGACAACTAGCCAAAACAGTAGAAGCGCTAGTATTACAGATTCTGATACCAATAACTGCATCAAAGTCTCCACCAGTTATTAAAGTGACTGGAGATGTACCAACGTTTCTTTGTAAATTGTTTCTAAAATTTTGTGCCATATTTTTT